GTCACGCAGCTGTTTACGCTGTGGTGCATCATCCGTGAGATTAAGCACTTCCCGGTCATCATTATGGATGCCATTGAGCAGGCCTACCCGATGCTGGAGACCATCAAGGCCGAGCTGGAGTTTAACCCGCGCCTGCTGATGGATTACCCGGACATTGCCGGCAAGGGCCGCGTGTGGAACATGCACACCATCCTGACCCGCAACGACATCAAGGTGCAGGTCGCCGGCTCCGGCAAGCGTCTGCGCGGTAAGCGCCACGGACCGTACCGCCCTGACCTGGTCATTCTCGACGACATTGAGAACGACGAGAACGTCGAGAAGCCGGAGCAGCGCGACAAGCTGGCCAACTGGCTCAAAAAGACCGTGCTGCCGCTCGGCGGGCCGGGCCTCAAGATGGATGTGGTCTACATCGGCACCATCCTGCATTACGACTCGGTGCTGTCGCGCACCCTGGCGAACCCGTTTTGGACCCGCCGGCGCTTCAAGGCCATCATTGAGTGGCCGGTCAATATGGCGCTGTGGGACCAGTGGGAGGAGATTTACCGCAACAACGGCGAGGCCGGAGACTGGCTGGCGGCAGCGTTCTACCAGGAACACGCGGCCGAGATGAACGAAGGCGCGGTGGTGTCCTGGGCGGCGCGCCCGCTTATCGAGCTGATGAAAATCCGCGCCCGTGACGGTCATGGCACCTTTGATGCCGAGTACCAGAATGACCCGGTCAGCGGCGAAGATGCCATTTTTGCCGGCGAAGGCGTGTTCCACTTCTGGGTCAATCGCCTGAAGGAATGGGTGTTCTACGGCGCGTGTGACCCCAGCCTGGGGCTGGCCGGCAAGCGCCGTGACCCGTCCGCGCTCCTGGTCGGCGGCATCAACCGCGAGACCGGCGTACTCGATGTGGTCGAGGCGCTCATCCGCAAGCGCCTGCCCAACAAGATAATCAGCGACATCATCGAGCTGCAGCGGCAATACCGCTGCCTGGTCTGGGCGATTGAAGCCGTCCAGTTCCAGGAGTTCCTGCGCACCCAACTGGTTGAGCAGTCGGCGAAGCTCGGCATACCGGTGCCGGCACGGGCGGTAACGCCGCATTCTGACAAGCTGCTGCGCATCGAATCGCTGCAGCCGCATATGGTCAATGCGCTTATCCGTCTGCATAACAGCCAGCACACCCTGATTGACCAGCTCAAACACTTCCCCAAGGCCGATCACGATGACGGGCCGGATGCGCTGCACATGCTGTGGGCGCTGGCCGTCAGTGGTGCGAGCCGCTATGAGTTTCAGTCGGTGCGCGGTGATGACGACAGCCGCCGGGACGACAGGGAGCGGCGCGGCCGCTGGGATAACGACGATGACGACGACAGCTTCCGCCGTGGAGCCTATTAGGAGTGAACATGGCAAAATCCGTTCAACTGGTTGACCAATACGGCAACCCCATCAAGGCTGAAGCGCTCAAAACCCCGCAGACGGCGGAGTACGTTAACCTGCGCCGCACCTTTGCCGATCACCCGTCACGCGGGCTGGATATTCGCAAGCTGCCGCGCATCCTGGAAGCGGCCGAGCAAGGCGACCTGCGGGCGCAGTCCGACCTGTTCTGCGACATGGAAGAGCGCGACGGGCACATCTTTGCCGAGATGTCCAAGCGCCGGCGTGCGCTGCTGACGCTGGACTGGGCCATCAAGCCCCCGCGTAACGCCACGGCAGCCGAGAAGGACATGACCGCGGCCCTCGTGGAGTGGTTCCAGGACCTGCCGGAGTTCGAGGCGTTTGTCCTGGATGCGCTGGATGCCATTGGGCATGGTTTCGCTGCGCAGGAGATTGAGTGGGATTTCAGCCAGAAAATCTGGTTTCCCAAAGCCTGGCACGCCCGCCCGCAAAGCTGGTTCAAAACCCCTATCGACAACCGCAACGACCTGCGCCTGGACGATTACAGCGTCAATGGCGCGGTGCTGCAGCCGTTCGGCTGGGTGGTTCACCGTCACAAGGCCAAGGCGGGCTACGTGGCGCAGACCGGCCTGCACCGCGTCTTGTGTTGGCCGTACCTGTTCAAGAACTTCTCCGTGCTTGACCTGGCGGACTTCCTCGACGTTTACGGCTTCCCAATGCGCGTTGGCAAGTACGGCGCGGGAGCCACCGAGCGCGACAAGTCGACGCTGCTGCGCGCCCTGATGCACATCGGGCGCGACGCGGCCGGCATCATCCCGGATGAAATGAGCGTTGATTTTCACGATGCGGTCTCGGGTGATGCGAAGAATTTCCAGGTGATGCTCGATTTCTGCGACAAGACCATCTCCAAGGCGGTGCTGGGCGGCACGCTTACCTCCCAGGCTGACGGCCAGACCTCCACCAATGCGTTGGGCGGCGTGCATAACGAAGTGCGCCATGACCTGATGACCTCCGACGCCAAGCAACTGGCCAGCACCATCACCCGCGACGTGCTCTATCCGCTGCTGGTGCTGAACGGCTACCAGGTCGACCCGCGCCGGATGCCGAACTTTGCTTTCGATACCCGCGAACTGCTGGACTTAAAGCTGTTCTCCGAGTCTCTGCCGACCCTGGTCGATATTATGGATATTCCCGCCGCCTGGGCGTATGAGAAAAGCGGTATCCCGGTGCCGGAAGAAGGCGAAGCGATACTGCGCCGGCCGGCATCGTCCGTGCCGGCGGCGGTCTCGCAACAGCTACCGGTTGATACCGGCATCTCCGTCGCCGCCCTGGCGAGTACGCTGCCGGCACCGGCAGAAGAACCCGCCGACCCCGCACAGCAGGCAGTGGACAGCGCGCCAGGGGCCGTGTTTGCGCAGAATGTCAGCGCTGCCCTGGGCGATATGCTGGCGCCGCTGATGGCGGCGCTCTCCCAGGGGCAACCGCCGGAGGTGGCCATGGAGCAGTTGCTGGCGCTCTATCCGCAGATGAGTACTGCCGAGCTGACGCAGCTGACCTCGCAGGCGCTGTTTACCATGGACGTCTGGGGGCGGCTCAATGAGTGATGTCGATTTGGGGTACGCCATCGGGCTGAAGCCGGCGGAGGCCATCAACTATTTTCAGGCAAAGAACTTCACCCTCGGCTTCAACTGGCACGACGTTGAGGCCGAGAGCCATGCTTGCGGCTTCACTGTGGCCGGCATCATGAAGATGGATGTGCTGGGCACCATCCACCAGAGTCTGCAGGCGGCGCTGGAGAGCGGCCAAAGCCAGGCGAGCTGGGAGAAGACCGTGCAGCCGGTGCTGGAGCAAAAAGGCTGGATGGGCAGCGGCCTCAAGGCTGACGAGGACGGCGTGCTGGAAGGCAAGCAGCTGATGCCGTATCGGCTGGACACAATATTCCGCACCAACATGCAATCGGCCTACATGGCCGGTCAGTATCAGCAGCAGGTGGCTAACGTCAGTTTTCGTCCGTACTGGGAGTATGTGGCGGTGATGGACAACCGCACCCGGCCGGCGCACGCTGCACTCAACGGCCAGACGTTCCGCTGGGATGACCCGTTCTGGGATGCGTGCTACCCGCCGAACGGTTACCGTTGCCGCTGCCGCGTGCGTACCCGCTCAGAGGCGGACATGAAAGACCATCCCGTCGGCGTGCTGTCGAGCGAGGGGCGGATGCAGGTAGTGCAGCAGCCCTGGGGTACCGACGGCACGACCCGGCCGGTGATGGCCTACAAGGACCCCAAGACCGGCAAGTTGTTTGCGCCTGACCCCGGTTTTGGCCACAACGCCGGTCGCACCTACCTCAGCAGCCTGGGACAGAACCTGCTGGAGAAAGCCACAGTGGCCGAGCCTCAGCTGGCGGCCCGCGCCCTGCGCGAAACGCTGGAAGAGCCGATGCTGCGTCAGCATATCGGCCGCGACGTGACGCGTTGGCAGCAGCAGATTGCGCAGCACCCTGAGTTTGCCGCCGATCGGCGCTACGTTGGCGGGCTGTCGCCGCAATTGCTGGATGCGCTGCCGTCGCGCCAGGGCAAATCGTCATCGGCGACCATTGCCCTGATGGGGCAGCAAGTGGCGGAGACACCGGCGGAAGCGCAGCCTGACTGGGCGCAGTTGCCGGACCTGTTGTACTCCCCGGATGTGGTGGTCTGGGATGCGGCGGCGCAGCTGCTCCACTACGCTATGGACAGCGAAACGGACGCGCACGTGGCCACCGTTAGCCTGGCGGACGGTCAGCCACAGGTGGTGAAGTCTGGCCCGCTGGGTGCGACTACGCGGGCGCAACTGACCGGCTTGCCGGTCTTGTCGGGAGGGNGGAAATGATTGAGATCAAGGTAGATGTCGCCGATCTGCAGCGGCGCATGGCTCACATGTTAGACTGGCTCGCGCACCGCGAGCCGCTGATGCGGGATGTAGCGGCACAGCTGCATGAGGCCGTAAATGAGAACTTTGCCCAGCAGGGGCGACCGGCCTGGTTGGGACTAAAGCGCATAGAATGGAAAGGCGTCAATGATAAGCACAAAATCCTGCAGCTTTCCGGGCGACTTATCAGCAGCATTGTTGAGCGCAGCGATAATGACTCGGCCACCGTGGGTACGAATGTGGAGTATGCGGCTATCCATCAGTTTGGCGGAGATATTAAGAAAGCAGAGCGGCAGCATTCCTTGTATTTTAAACGCAACAAAAATACGGGGGCATTGAAGATGTCGAAAAAACGTTATGCCGATGCACGCATAGATGCCACCATTGGTGCGCACACCTTCACCATGCCTGCACGCCCCTTCCTGGCGCTGACCGACAGCGACGAAGAGAAGATCGCCACCACCGTCTCCGAATACCTGTTTAAGTCCCTGTTGTAGCCATTATTCTAAAACGCGCTGTATCGCTCACAGTGCGTTTTTCTCATTTTGTGGTAGGGTTGTTTGCCTGTTACCCCGCTGAGAAAATTTAAACGGGTTTTAAACGCCTTCCTGCGCGTGTTGCTATCACCTTTCCGTTAGTTGTATCAATTCCTTTGCCATAACCTGATTTGCCCCTCACCGCGTTCCACTCTTCCGTTATATGTTGCCTCGCCATACTGGCCGCATGAAAACGACCCGTATCGCCTATTGCTCACAAGAAATCACCGGCACCGGCAATGAGTTCATGCTCTTCCCAGCCGGTGAGTTTCGTGCCATCGACGGTCGCCCGGCGGAGTGTAAAAGCTGGGTGATGAACGCTGCTCTGGCGCAGCGGTTGATTGCCCAGGCGAAGGCCCGCAACGTCGATTACGTCACCGACTACGAACACCAGACCCTACGTGCCAAAGAGAACGGCCAGCCTGCACCGGCATCGGGCTGGTTCCATGACCTGGAGTGGCGCGAAGGCGTCGGCCTGTTTGCGGTCAACGTCACCTGGACGGCGGCGGCGGCAGCGATGATTGCCGGCCAGGAATACCGCTATATCTCGCCCGTTTTTACCTACGACAAACACGGCAACGTGACCGGTCTGCTGCATGCCGCACTGACCAACACCCCCGCGCTCGATGACATGGAGGCCGTGCTGCTTGCGGCCGCATCCCTGTTAATGAGCGCACCAACAGAGGAAGCACCAATGGATGATGATTTGTTAGAGCGCCTGCAATGGCTGCTCAACCTGCCGGTGGGGTCGACGATTGCCGACATCATCGCACAGCTCGACAAAATCAAGTCTCAACTGGGCACGGCCGCCGCCGGCTTTAGCCTGGAAACCTACCTGCAGAAGAGTACCGACAGCATCGCGGCATTGAGTCAGCGAATTGATGCCCTGAGCAAACAGGCACCGACCGTGGATTTGAGTCAGTACGTGCCGGTGTCGGTGCTCAATGAGACCGTTGACGACCTGCGCGGGCAGATTGCTGCGCTCTCAAGCCAGCAGCAAGGCGACGAGCTGGAGACGCTGATCACCGCCGCGCTCTCCGACGGTCGCATCGTCGGTAAAGGCATGGAGAGCTGGCTGCGCGATTTGGGCAAGACCAACCCGGCAGCGGCGAAAAGCTATCTCGACACCGCCAAACCCATTGCGGCGCTGACGCAAATGCAAACCACCACGACAACCATTCGCCGCGAACCAGACAGCGAAGACGCGCCGTCCAACCTGGACGCCGATGTCCTGGCCGTCTGCAGCCAGTTCAGCAGTTTTGGTGTTGACCCGGCCAAGGTCTCTCTGGAAGCGGACAAATTAGGCAAACCACAAGGGGCTTAACCATGACGGCAACCACCAACGATCGCAATACCCCCTCCCGCATGGGCGACATCGTGGCCTTCAAGGTCGCCGCCGGTGAGCTTATCCCCGCCGGCACCATGGTCTGCATCAATGCCGCCGGCTTCGCGGTCAGTGGCAAGCTGGCGGCAGACCTGGTCTACGTCGGGCGCGCCAATGAACGTGTCGACAACACCACCGGACAGGATGGCGAAGTCCTGATTGAAGTTCAGCGGGGCCGGATGTTTGCCTGGGCGAACGACGGCACGGTCACGCAGGCCGAGGTCGGCAAAAAGGTCTATATCGCGGACAACCAGACCGTGCAGAAAGCGGATGCGGGGGCCTCCTCCGCCGGCTACTGCGTATTGATTAATGACGATGGCGTCTGGACTCAGAGCTTTTAAGGAGCAGTAACATGATTGTAAACCGCAGGAACCTTGACCTGGCGTTTGTGAACCTTCGCACCATTTTCAACAACGCCTTCAGCACCGCCGAGACCCAGTGGCAGAACGTCGCCATGCTGGTCCCGTCGACCACCGGCACGGAAGATTACGCCTGGCTGTCTGATTTTCCGCGTATGCGCGAATGGATTGGCGAAAAGACGCTGCGCTCGCTGGCCGCGTTCAACTACTCGCTGAAAAACCGCGACTTTGAAGCCACGGTGGAAGTTGACCGCAACGACATCAAAGACGATCGCCTGGGCATTTACGGCATCAAGGCGCAATCCGCCGGTCAGTCCGCCGCGCTCTGGCCGGACGAGCTGGTGTTCGAGCTGGTGAACAAGGCCTTCGAGACCCGCTGCTTTGATGGGCAGTACTTCTTTGATGCCGATCACCTGGTCGCCGGCAAGTCGGTGTCCAACATGTTCACCAAGCCCCTGTCGATTGCCTCCCAGGCCGAAGCGCGCGCCTCGTTCGGCGCGGCGCGTACCGCCATGCGTAAATTCAAAAACGACGAAGGCCAGCCGCTGAAGGTCAATCCTAACGTGCTGCTGGTGCCGCCGGCGCTGGAAGACATCGCCAACACGCTGATGACCACCGACCGCCTGGAGGACGGCAAGCCGAACCTCTACAAGAATGCGGCCAAAGTGGTCGTGAGCGATGAGCTGCTGTCCGATACCGCCTGGTATCTGCTGGACACCACCAAGCCGGTGAAGCCGTTCATCTTCCAGGAGCGTGAGAAGCCGGAGTTCGTGCAGCAGACCAGCATGGACTCGGACGCGGTGTTCCTGACCAAGAAATTCCGTTTCGGCTGTGAGGCCCGTGGCGAGTCCGGCTTCGGTTTCTGGCAGCTGGCCTTTGGTTCAACCGGAGACAATAGCTGATGCCTGTACGTATTACCGCTAAAGCCGAGGGGTTTCGCCGCTGCGGCATCGAGCACGCCTGCAAGCCCGTCACCTGGCCGGATGACCGCTTTACCCCGCAGCAGCTTAAACAGCTGCAGGCGGAGTCGATGCTGATTGTCGAGGTGATTGGCCCTGATGTGGTCATTCAACCCTTGGCACTCGCTGTCCATCTTCCTGACACGGCAGACGGCCTGCAGAGCCTCTATGACGAGGTGAAACAGCGCTTGCTGGCGTTGGGCGCTGAACCGGAGCCGGTGCCCACGCTGGAAAGCCTGATTGAACAGGCAGACTTTGCCACCCTGCAGGGCCTGCGTCATACCCTCAATGCTCACCTGGTCGGCAGTGGNGAGGTGCCGGAGCTGCTGGCGCTACGAGACGACATCAACCAAGAGTTGCAGGCGCTGGGGTACAGCGACCCGGCCACGCCGGCAACGTCGACCGATGCTGCCGGCGCTGATACGGGCGAGCCAGGTACTGGCGATGGCGCAGCGGCAGGCGGGAGCGATGCCGGCGGTGCCGACAGCGCCGAGGCAACGCCGCCGGCGTCTGTTAAACCGGTTTCAACGACCGGTAAAACCGGTCGTAAAGGCAAGTAACGGGAATCGGCATGGGATACGCAACCTATCAGGATATGGTCGACAGCTTCGGGGAGCGCGAGGTGCGCCTGCTCAGCGATCGGGACAACCTGGGGCAACCCAACCCGCTGGTGATTGAGGAGGGGCTGCTGCGCGCTGACGGCGAAATCGACGGCTATCTGGCCGGGCGCTACACCCTGCCGCTGCGCGACGTGCCGCGCGTGTTGATTGGTATCGCGTGNGACATTGCGCGCTATCGCCTGACCGGCACCGAGCGCCAGGAGAGCGAGGTTATTCTGGAACGCTACCGCTTTGCCATCCGCTACCTGGAGAAGGTAGCGGCCGGTTTGGTGACGCTTGGCACCGGGGTGACCACCGGCACGGTGGTTGAGTCCGCCGACACCAGCGTGCAATACAGTGTCGGCGCACCGCGTCGGTTCTCCCGCAACGATACCGACGGAGGGGCGT